TTACTACTAACTTTTATATCGTGTACAAATTCACCAAATGGTGCTATCAATTTTAATACTACAGTATACTACATAGATGGTAAGTTTCACGAGGAAATACCTGAAGAATATATAATTAAGGCTTGGGGATACAGAATAACAGATGGTGTTGGTAAAGAACACACATACAGAGAAGAGGTTAATATATCCCACCAGAGAAAAAGAACTATGTTTTGTACAATACATAGAAAATGGGAAGTTGTAAAAGCAATGTATAATGGTAAAGAATACCTTTATTGGGTATCAAATCATAAACACAATTAGGAGAAAATAATGGATATAGAAGCTTTAAATTATCTTGGATATGGAGAGGTATTTGAAATATCGTTATGGTTGGCGATTATGTATGCGGGTAAATGTTATATAGATGATTTTTTTAATAGGAGATTAAAGTAATGTTAGATAGTTTATTAGCTGGTGTGATGTTATTCAGTTCGTTTGCAGTTAGGACACCAAATGTGCAACCTAACCCTGATGACTACGAAGTCAGTATTGGTGCTAGTCACCCAGCTTATTATTTCAATCGTCAATGGGAAAGAGAGTTAGGGACTAAGTATATTGATGATTTAGTTTGGGTTAAAATAGAAAATCATGTTTACTTTAAACCAGAATATATGAATAAAGAAAGCAAGAATGTTAAATATGCAAAGTTGGATTGGAGAAAAGAATGGCGAGGAACAACTTGGGGATTCACAACTCGTTCCATTGACGAAACTTTGAAACTATATGAAACATTTGCATCAGTAGGGTACACCAATAAAAAAACTTATTGGGAAAAGGTAGATGTTGAATTTTCTTTTGATGGATATGCTCCACCTGAACAAAGTTTTGAGTATGAAAATAAATTCAAAGTTAGTTGGAAGCTGACAGATAAAGTTAGATTGTATAACTTGGGAGAAGTATCGAAATTAAAAGGTACTGAATTCTATAAAGCTAAGATAGGAATAGAGTATTCTTTATAATCCGTTATATTTATATTTGTATAATGGAGAAGTTTATGCCAGGTAAAAAATTGTATAGAGGAAATGAGGATAAAGTTATAGACCAAAAACATTTTATCAATACTAAGTTAGTAGAAATTATGGAGTACAGACAATCACGAAAGTGGTTTGTCAGTATTGCTGTAGTTGGTTTATTTTCTTTTATACTTGCATTAATGATATACTTTATGGCTATGGGTAAAGATGTTACAGATGGGTGGAAAGAAATTCTACTGTTAATGTTGGGTGGCTTTGTAGGTTCATTTGCAAAAGTAATTGATTTCTGGTTTAACAATCAAGAAAATGACAATAAACTTTTAGAACATGCGGATGATTAATTATGAATATAGCAAGTATAGCTGGTCACTTAGCATTTGGGCTAATAGCCTTTTCTTTTCTGGTCAAGGACATCTTATGGTTACGAGTTGTATCTATACTGGCGAGTCTCTTCTCAGTATTATATAATTATATAATACCGGTTGAACCAATGTGGTTGGCTATCAATTGGAATATTGTTTTTGTTATTGTTAACCTCTATCACATTGCTGTTATCATATATGAAAAACGACCAATTAAGATGGCACCAAAAGATAAAGAGTTGTATGAAACTCTTTTCAAAGATTTAAGTCCTGTAGAATATCTCAAAATTACAAAGATAGCTAATTGGAAAAAATTCAAAGAAGGAGATACTCTAATCAGAGAAAATCATTTAGTAACAGATTTGATTTTAATATATAATGGAACTGTTGATGTTAAAGTTAAAGGTAAGAAAGTAGCTGAATTAAAGGATGGACAATTTGTTGGTGAAATGTCATTTCTAACAGAAAAGTCAGCGACTGCCGATTGTGTAGTAAAACATAATACAGAATGTTTGATGTGGAAACAACCAGAATTCAAAGAGTTGTTGAAGCGTAATCCATCTTTATATTATACTATACAAGGTTTACTAAGTAATCAGTTGATAAGCTACAGTAGTAAAGGAGAAAAATAATGTTAGTAGAATTCGATGAAATAATTGAAGTAGTATTACACCACGAAGGTGGATATGTAAATGATCCTGATGATCCAGGCGGAGAGACTAATTTTGGCATAGCTAAACGTAGTCATCCTGATGTAGATATTGCTAACCTAACAAAAGATGGAGCAAAAGAAATTTACAAAGAACATTATTGGGATAAGAATAAAGTAGAAAGTTTACCTGAGGATCTAAGACACATTTATTTCGATATGTGTGTAAATCAAGGTAGAGGTAGAGCAGTCAAGATTATGCAAAGAGCTGCTAATGCCAAAGGAGCTGGTTTAGTCATAGATGGTGGTATGGGCCCTAAAACTATTGCCGCTATGGATGGTGTAGAACTACAAAGAGTTAGAGCATACAGAGTAAAGTATTATGCTGATTTAGTAACTAGAAAGCCTGACTTAGAAAAGTTCTACTTCGGATGGTTTCGTAGAGCATTGGAAGTCTAAATGGCCAAATATAGAATAATAAAAACATTTATGACTAAACCTGAAGGGTGGGATTTTAAACATGGGATATGGCCACCAAGTTCTACTGCATGGGTTGCTCAATTAAATGATAGTGATACACTTTGGGAATTTAGTGGGAGTAATGCATCAGCTTCTGCAGTTACCAAAAAAGATGAATTACAATCCTCTGATGCCGATAGGAAATATAGGATAGAAGAAATACCTGAATGAATGATAAGTTATATTTAGACAAACTCAAAGCAGAGGTAAAGTTTTTAAAATTAGAGTCACAGTACATCAGAGGTTTATTTGAGGATGCGTTGTTAGAATTCAACAATTGTTTTAAAGAGAAATTAGAAAACAAAAAAACTTTACAAAAGCAAAAATCAAAAAAATCTAAGAGTAAAAACTTAGATAAGATATATAAGAAAATAGCTAGTAAAGTACATCCTGATAAACCGCTTGGTAATAAAAAAGCTTTTAATCAACTAACTGATATGGTTGAGCAAAATGATTTGAATGGTTTGATGGAGATGGCAGAAACTTACAATGTTGATGTTGTAAAAGACATCAATACTAAGACATATGAAGTTGTTGTTGATGATTTAAAGGATACCATTGATGAATATAAATCCACTATTGCATATCAATGGAAATATAGTGATCAGGCTACAAAAAATAAAATAGAGTCTATTATAAAAAAATAGTATGATGATATTTATATATAGTTCATACCACCGAAAGAATGGGGAGCATATTTAAGATGGGTGGAGATATTTTTATTTCTCAAAGATTGATAACCCGCTCTACTTTCGTCTGGTGTGACTTTTTTACAGAAAAAATGGTTTTTTTACAGATAACCTAATATTTATATATACAATATGACATACGCACGAATGTGGTATAGATATTGTAACATATAGTTGTATCGCTCAAGGTGAGGATACAAGTTTGACTAAATAGTAAACAACTGGAGAAATAAAATGACTAAAGTTACTTTTCATCGCGGTTTACCCGTAATCGATAGAGATTCCTTTTTAACACCTTTTGATAGAATGTTTGATGAGATTGTAGGAAAATCTTTTCCTGAAATCAATCAGCAGGTTGGAGTTAATCCATTCTCAAATACTGCGTATCCAAAAGTCAACGTATATGAATACGATGATAAAATTGGTGTGATAGCAGAAATACCTGGCTTGGATAAGAAAGACTTGCATGTAGAAGTTGAAGAAGGTGTGTTAACTGTATCTGGTGAAAAATCACATGGATTTTTTGATGAAGCCAAAGCCAAAGTTTTACGTCGTGAGTTGAAACACTCATCTTTTAAAAGACAATTTACTTTAGGTGATATGTTAGATGGAGATAACATCTCTGCTAATTTCAAAGATGGTATTTTATCAATCGAAATCCCAAAGATAGAACCCGCACTTCCAAAGAAAAGCGTTGTCAAGATTAAGTAATAAATTAATTTCGACTAACGACAGGTTGTATTATGTTCTTGGAACGGTGTCGGTAGATTCTGGTTTTAGTGTAGATGAGTTAAAAAGAATGTGGAGATTAGCTGATGCCGTTCTAAAGAACGGGAATGTATATTATATATGTAATGGTATTATAGATGCTGAATTTAAAGAGATAAAGTAGGTTAGGTATATTTATTATTAATATACAGGAGAACCTCAATGTTTGAAAATACTAAATCATTTAATAAGTTAGTAGGATTTTCAGCCTTATCAATAGCTGGAAGTGCTGCTTTCTTTTCGGTTTATGGATTATCAAAGTTATTTGCAGGTGCACAAACTGCTGTAATTATAATGGCTGGTTCATTAGAATTTGGTAAGTTAGTGGCTGCTTCGTTTCTATACAGATATTGGAAAGATATAAATCCGTTTCATAAAGTGTATATGACAATAGCAACAATAATACTAATACTGATTACTTCAGCTGGTATATTTGGTTTTCTATCTAACGCATATCAAGGTGCTACAGTATCTTTTGAAAAAGAAACTACTGCATTACTATATAAAGAAGATAGATTAGAACAACTACAAGATGATAAAAGGTTTTTGAAAGAGGAGTTAGAAGCAGCTATATCTGAGTTACCTGATAACTACAGAACTGCTAAAAGAAAACTCAGAGAAGAATATCAACCAAAAATAAACAAAATTAATGAAGACATAATAAATCTTAAAAGTGAGGTTGGAGATTTAAAAGTACAAATAATAGAAACAGGTGTAGAAGTAGGACCTGCTATTTATCTGGCAAAAGTATTTGATACCGATGTAGATACTGTAGTTAAATTCTTTATCTTTGTACTTATATTTGTTTTTGATCCTATGGCAGTTATATTTGTGATAAGTTACAATGTAACCTTATTAGATCAGAAAAAATCTAAACCCACAAGTTCCAATTCCGACATTACCACAAAGAAAAAGTGGTGGGAGGTATATGGTGAAAAGAAGAAAGAGAAAGTTGAATCACCAATCACAATAAATGAAGAAACTGGCGAACAAGAAGAATTACCCGTACCAAAGGGAGCAATAATAAGAAAAAAAATGACTTGACTTGTATTGCAATTCTTTTGTAGCTTTAATAAGTAATTGAGAGGTAAGAAATATGATTTCAACAAAAAGTGCTTATGTCGCAATGATTACCATTACTTTAATCAATGGATTCTTTTCGACAAATATGTTTAAAAAATATGATGATATGTATAAAAAACAAATTACTGAACTAAGAGTCAGTAATAAAGGTTTGATTAAAAGATTGTCTGAATATGAGAGGCATGGTGTTACTGTAGATGTTACAATGTATCAACCTGATAAGATACAATGTGATGATACACCTGATATTACAGCTGATGGTACTCGTATCAGAATACATAAGGCTTCAGAATATAAATTTGTTGCACTATCTCGTAACCTTCTTAAACGTTGGGGTGGGGCTTTCGATTATGGTGATTTCATCCTAATTAGAGATGCAGGACACAAAGATGGTGTATATCAAGTAAGAGATACTATGAATCCTAAATGGGTTAATGTCGTAGATATCTTAGAATCAAAAGGTGTTGAGCCGTATAAGTTCACCAACGCTCACATCTTCAAATTACCTTGGGTGAGCACAGAAAAAGGATAAGTTATGTCAAAAAGTACATTTGAAAAAAATGGTGGTTACTTCATTGATGGAGTAGCATACATGGATTGTAAAATTACAGGTGAACCTGTTGCCAATGTTAGTACAGAGGCTAAATCTGTAATTGGTAGTAGGGCTGTAATGGGTATGGTTGGATTACCCAAAGAGAAACCAAAAAAGGTTTCTACCGGTAGACCTGCCGGATGGCACTTTATGAATGAATTTGTTGATAAAGATGGAACGGTATTTCATAGGGGTGTGGAACAACCAAAATTAAAAGGAACTCTTAAACCTACTAAGGTTGTTCCTAAAAAGAAAACTAAACGTAGAACAAAAGAAGAGATTCTTTTGGCACGTGAAGCTGAGAAAAAAGCTGCACTTAAAAAAGCAGTAAAGAAACAGAAAGATTTTTTAAATCATAATTTTGGAGATTAGATGAAAATTGATATGAAAGATATCAAACCATACGAATTTGATTTGGGTTCAGGTAAAATGAATCCGGATGATTTAAAGGGTTATGCTAGTAAAAACACACCTGATATGTATAAAGTAGTACATTATCTTAAAAGAGAAGTTATCGATTGCAATAAACATGACAATCCCATTATCAATAGAAAACTGAGAGAAGTTACAGTTGAAGAGGGAATGAAAATTGCCAAAGAGCTTTTTGAGATACTTGTAGAAAGAGGAGATGGTATAGGACTAGCAGCTAATCAGGTAGGTATTGACGCTCAGGTTGCGGTTGTCAATGTTCGTGAACCTCTAATACTTATCAATCCAAAGATTATATCTAAAGATAATAAGATACCATATTATGAGGGTTGTTTATCTTATCCAGGTAAAGGAATACATACTGAAAGATATGAAACTATAGAAGTAAAAACGGAACAGATAGAGGGTAGTTGGATTTTTACAGGTGTCGAAACAGGTGAAACTGGTAAGGGTAGTTGGGAGGCCAATGATAAAAAACAGGATAAACAATTAAGATTGTTAGAGTCTGTTTGTGTTCAACATGAAATCGACCACTTGAATGGAATTACCATCTTAGACAGAAAAGTCGATACAACAGTAAAAAGAACCGAAAAGAAGATTGGTCGTAATCATTTGGTTACAATCAAAAAAGGTGATTCTGTTAAGGTGTTGAAATACAAAAAGGCACAAAAGTTTTTGAATGAAGGTTGGGTAATCGAATGAAGACGATAGGATTAGTTGCACATGATAACAAAAAAATAGACATGGTTCAGTTTTGTGTAAAACACTATAAAACTCTTGCACAATACAAACTATATTCTACTAATGGAACAGGTAAGGCAATCAACAAAGTTTTACCTGATTTAGATATCGAATCTATTGGACACGGACCTGATGGTGGTGATGTTCACATAGCTTACAATATACTAGAAGGTAAGTTTAGTGCTTTATTGTTTTTCATAGATACACAAACTGCACATGGTCATGAACATGATATACAAACTTTGATACGAACTTGTGCTACTGCAAATATTCCATTTGCATTAAATAGGGCAACAGCATGTCTCTTATGGAAGGATATAGATGAACTGTGATTAATCAATTAGAATTATTTGATAAAGAAGATTGGCAGGTATTGTTAGAAGCTGAACAATACTTTAAGTATCTACAGAAACCTAATAAGGCTTTCTCTGATATGCCGGTATGTCCGTTCTTAAAAGCTGAGTTGGAAAAGGATAATCTGTTTGTAGAAATATGGAAGCCTGATGAAAAAGGTTTCTATGATTTGTTTGATAGTTTTAAAGAGTCTAAAAAAGACTCAGCTTTATTTGTTTGTATGGATACTGAACATATTAAGTGGAAGGATGTGGAAAGAACCAAATATCAAAAGTTTTTACAGAAGGCAATTAAAGATACAGGCTTGAAAGCATTGTGTTTGTCGCCGTATGAAGATTTTACAGCAGCTGGTGAGGCTACAAGAAAAAGAGCACCTTACTTTTTAATTAATGTTGCTGGTAGAAAACATTTTAGTGATTCACACGAAAAACTAAAAGGCACTAAATACTTCAGTAATTTTAGTGATAAAGAAAAAACAAAACTAAAAGTTTAAGGTTAGAAATGAAAAGTGTAAGAAAAATAATAAAAGATATGGTTGAGAAATATCCTAACGATATGGAACTAGGTGCAAGAGTTAGATGGTATATTCGTTGGCTATATGAAGGTAAAGAAGATGCCGAAGAAAAAACTAAAAACTCCAAATGGTCAGCGTGAAAAAGAATTGGGTTTACTATATGGTAGAAGGAATCAAAAATATGTTTGGTAAAAGAACACCATCGAATTGGATTGAAGGTATGTCAATGGAATTAAAATCGAGAAGATTAGATTGGCCAAATGTGTTTGTTTACTTTATATTTATTCCTGGTATGAGTTATGTATTTTTTTACGCAATATTTTGTTTGTGGAGATTATATAATGGGTAGATTAGGAGATTGGGATAAAGTAGAAAAGAAACCAAAACCAGTAAACTATACCAGACAAGATGAATTTTTTGATTATTTCAAATTATTTCTGATATTTATTATTGGTTATCTATATTTTCATTTTATTATAATGGGATGGAATATTTAATATGGGGCTGAAATGGTATCGATTATTATTATCAGTTTAGTAAGTGCAGCAGAGATTGAGTCAATATCTCGTGACAAAAGACTCACTACACTCAAATGGCGATAATTCGCTCGAAGGGTTGGTAGTAGATTGGCATCTTGCAGAGTATGATTACTCTCAAGCACCAATCGGTGATTATCAACCATCTTACTCATACGCTGCGTAAGATACTGAGTTGTCTAACACTCGGTCATAAAATAAGTTAGACAAACTCACTTTAGCTAGAGGGAAGTTAGTGATTAAAGAAACTGCCAGTTAATCAATCTGAACAAATTGATCATGGTGGGTTGCAGGTGACTACCGAATTTGGAACCTGACTAAGCTGTAAATGACTTAACAAATAGATATAATAAGACGTGGGTTCGACTCCCGCCAGCTCCACAAATTTAGGAAGTAAATATGGCAAGTATATTGTTACCACCATGTATAACAGCAAAAAGTTTGGTTGCTTCATCGATACCGATAGCACAAAGTTCAATAGCTTTGGCAGCAGGTTATGCAGCAGGTGTTGCACCTGTTGTGGCGTCATTAACAACTGCAACTACAACATTGGCTGGTGTAACAGCTATTCTTACACCAGCTGCGGCTGTGTCTCCACCTGCTGTTATAGGTTTGAATACTGTTGCAGGTGCAGTTAGTCAGATTGTAACAATAAATGCTTCTATAGTTGCGGCAGGTGTACAAGCAGTAGCCGCTTCGGGATTTCCATCACCAACGTTTCCTGCTGCTGGACAATTAGTTGTAACTCAATTAACTGCTTTGGATACCTACATTCAAACAATATTAATTACACCGCAATTGTAAAAAAAGACTTGACTTATATGCATTTTTATTCGTAGCTTAAGGGGTAACGAAAGAGGAAAAAATGAACAAAAAAACAGTAATATTTGATTTAGATGGTACTCTTGCCAACATCGATACAAGAAGAAATATGTCTTTGAAACCAAATGGTAAGTTGGATTGGGATATCTTTGCTGATCCATCTTCTATCTTAAATTGGGATGTACCGAATGTACCAGTAATTAAAATGGCTCAGTTATTCAAAGCTGATGGTTTTAGAATTGTTATTTTCTCAGGTAGAAATGACAGAGGTTTTGATGCGACCGTTCAATGGTTGAATAACAATCATGTTCCGTTTGACTTGTTGGTGATGAGACCAGATAAGTTCAAAGATAAGTCTTGGCCGATTGCAGATGGTAATCCTGCAACATCTGATATGAGATTTATGCCAGATGAAATTTTGAAGAAGAAAATGTTAGATACTTTTGTAGATATCAATGATGTCTTTTTGGTTGTGGATGATAGAGATAAGGTTGTGAAGATGTGGAGAGATTTAGGTTTGAATACTTTCCAAGTAGCACCAGGAGATTTTTAAGAGTGTACTCCAATGATTCTCGAGCGTCGAACGCTGATAGTGCGTTCTCCACATTGGTTGATAATTGCCATCCTAGGAATGTGGATTAAGTTGGAGACACTCTTTTAATTTTATTAACTATTTATTACTATGAGAAAATATATCGTATTTATAACAACCAATATGGTTAACAACAAAGAGTATACAGGTGCACATTCTACAACAGATTTGGAAAATGATACATATCTTGGCTCTGGTAAGTTACTAAAACTAGCCGTAAAAAAATATGGTAAAGATAAATTTATTAGAGAAATTTTGTATGAATATGATAACGCAGAACAAGCCTATGCTAAAGAGAAAGAACTAGTCACTAAAGAATATGTTGATAGACAAGATACTTACAATCTTAAAGTTGGTGGAGAAGGTGGTTTTGATTATTTAAATAATAACCCGACTATGATAGCTAAAAGGA